AAATATCCACCAACACCTGCTGTATTATCAATTGATGCTATTGTTTTATGACTAAAGTCATAATAGGACTGATTGCCACTAGTAGTAAGAGTAACTGCATCTCCAACTGCAAAAGGTGATCCTGTTCCTTCAGGAAAATCAAGAGTTGTTGTTGTACCAGTAGTAATACCAACTACTCTTTGAGATGCTACAGGACCAAGACTAATTTTTTCATCACCACCAGATGTTCCAATATAAATGTCACTTGTTGTAGCAGTAGGATTAGCTCCAATTGCAACATGCACACCAGCACTTTCTGCAACAACTCTGAGAGTATCAGTTTGTTGAGAAATTGCAGTGCTTGATGCTGGTGAAGTACCAGTGGTTATTGTTTGATTAGACCCAACTGCCTTTAGTGCGCTCGCCATTACTTTTAATTACAATAGACCTGTTAATGTATTTAGTTCTCTTCTTGTTCTGGTGATTCAACTTCAGCAGAAGCTTCTTCGCCATCAAATACAGTATTCATAATTCCAGGAGTTGCAGTTTGAACTTTTTCTGCAGTTCTGACATAAAGCATATCTTTGATGGCATCACTAATTTGTGTTGGTGATTCATCTTTCACCAAAAGATCCATTAATTCTTCCATGTTGTATAAGTTACAATAAATTTATTTATATTCCTTTTTATTACTGTAATAAAATGGGTGAAGATGCTGATAGGGAAATATATGTGGATGATAATTGTGTAAATTTAAATCATTACAATGAGGATGTCTGTATTCATTTTTGCTAGCTAATTTTTGAATACATCTTCTTAACTCATCGTAAATATCATCCATTATCCCTATATTTCACCACCACTGGGTGTTTCAAACTTTGCCTCATCAACCTCAGGTGCTTGGGGAGTTGCACCCATCAAACCACCTGTTGTATCACCAGGTGCAGCTGGCATTGGTTGACCAGTTGCTGGATCAATAGGCATTGCACTTGGGTCAGGGATGACACCATCTTTGATTTCCTTTTCAATTAAAGCATCTTGCTCTTCAATCTCAATATCAGTTTGACGCAAAATCTTACGTCTTACATAATCATTAGAATAGTACTTACCAACATAAGGTTCAGCAAGTGCAGCAAGATTTAGTCTTTCAGTAGTAAGTTCTGCATCTTTGAGTTCAGCAAAGTGATTATCATAAAGGAAGTCATACTGAATATGATCAGACATTAACTCCCAATCTTCAGGAGTCACAACATTTTTTAGAATAAGTTGTGACTTGAGAAGATCCTGGAACATATGAGAGAATCTCTTTCTCATTCTTCCAACAAACTTGGAGAACTTAATCTCATCTCTTAAGATCTCAGATGATCTTCCAAGTGAGAAACCACCTTCTCCCTGAATTCTTGTTTCAGGAACATTCAGTGATCTATAGAGTTTCTTCTGGAAATAGTTGATGTCAGTAATCTCACCAAGGTTCTGACCACCAGGAAGTGTAGTAATTTCAGTGCCTCTGCCACCTTCTCTTCTAGGTAACCAGAAGTCCTCCATCATTGACATGTGCTTTTTATCATCTCTGATTTCACCAGTGTTTGCATCATAGACCAACTTGTTTCTATAACGCATCATTACATCTCTAAGGTATTGTTCTGCCTTAATTTTAGGCAGATTACCAACATCAATGTAAAATATTCTTCTTTCAGGTGCTCTTGAAAGTCTGTAGATAACAAGAGAATCCTCAATCATCATCAACTGATTAAGTGGTTTAATTGCTTTATGTAACCAAGAAAGTGTTGATCCCTTGTTTCTATCAACTAGTCCAGAAGTGCAATAACAGATAGAATCTCTAGTAAGTTTTACACCACCACTTGCCTGTTGTGTTCCATATCCAGTCTTTTTCCCACCATCCAAATATACAAAATATTCTTCAATAGGTGGAAACTGGAATTGATCAGCAGCATTTTCCTGTCTTTGGAAAGTACCATCACCTCTCTTTCTAACAATCTGACGCACATAACGCATCTTAGATGCATCAATATATCTCAGTTCTTGAATACCAGCTTCTGGATTCTTTTGATCAATTACTTTATTATAGTACAGTCTTCCATCAATATACCAATTTCTAAAAATTTCATGTGCCTTGGTATCAAAATCAAGGAGGTCAAGAATATATCTAAACTCTTCTCTAATTTTTTTCTTGATGCCATCACTAGCATTTAAGTTTGACAGCTCAATCTCTACAGGAGAATCATTAGTATCAGAAACAATTGCTTCATTTACAACATCTTCAATAGCACTATCACACTCAGGATATAATGACATAGATCTATATCTTCTGATAAGATCATTCTCACTTTTATAGATTCCTTCAATATCTACATAAGAGCCAAAAAAACCAGAGCTAATATAGTTCTCAGATCCATCCTGATTATTAGGAGGGACTGGAGATACTAGCCCTGGCGGTTGCTTCTCGCTGTCTTCAATTGAGAAACCAAATAATCTTGCCATTATTATATACTAGGAGTCTGTGCTCCTAGTATTTATCAACTTAAATTATCACTTAAATGTTGGGGTTGATCCACCATCACTTCTACCATCTTCAGCAACACCAATTCTGAAGTCCTGAACCTGGAAGGTTACAGTGAATTCTTCAATGGTATCAGTTGAATCATAGCTCAGATCAATGGCACCAACTTCAGTTGGGAAGATTCCAGTAAACTTATAAGATCTCAGAACCTGCTGACTTTTGTTGTTCTGTGGGTGTGAGGTTGAATTTCTTGCATTACCTCTACCCAATTGAGCAATGTAGGCATTTGCCATGTATGAAGAAGGATTAGTAACGCCTGTAGCATGTGACAGGTCATTAATTGTGTTCATCCAACCTTCAAAAGCACTTCTCAGATTAAAGTCTTCATCATTGATGATGGTGACTGTCCAAGGTTCAAAGGTTCTATCGCCAGCAACTTTCAGAATTCTACCTCTAAAAGGAACTGGAATTTCAGCAACAGTTGAGGCAGGAAGTTGAGCAGCCTTACAAAGGAATCTAAAGTCCTTTCTTGCTGCATCATTCCAGAGTGTTCCTGCACCTGAAATACCAGATGGGAATGAAGGAATAGAAGCCTCAAATAAATTGGGGCGAGCACCCCCACCCCTCAACTGTGTCTTAAAATTATGAAGATTTTTTGTGTTAATGTTTGCCATTTGTGTTACCTCTTTGTGTTATGACTACTTGTAATAAATCAGGTTCCAGTAACTTCAGAGAAGCTAATTCCACCTCTTGTAGCAACAAAGGTAAGAGTTACAAAGTTGATTGATCTTGCAGGTTGAATGAAGATATCAGCTCTAAACTCATTGTTGTCAACAATATCAGGAGTATTGTTTGTTTCATCACAAATGACTCTAAAGTCTTCAATTCCTCTCTGGGACTGAATATCAGTCAGGAAAGGTTCAACAATATTAATGAAGTTTGCTCTGGTTTCAGCATCATTCAGTTCAAAGAGTTGATCATTTGCAGCAGTCTCAAGTGCTTGCTCAACTGTCAAGAACAGTCTTCTAACATTAATTCTGTCAAAAGCAGACTTGTAGCTAAGGGCAGTCTTGTCACCAAAGAGAATAGCACCAGCAGCATTTTGGTTAATGACTGGGTTAATTCTTGCTTTGTAGAGTTGATCTCTTTGTGCTTTGTTGGGATTGTATGCCAACTTAACAACATTATTCAGAGTTCCTCTTGCTTGACCAGCAGGTGAGAACCAAGGCAGATAAACAGTATTATTTCTTGCCATGATACCAGCAATGTCACCATTCAGAGGAATGTATCTAAACTCATTGTTAAATCTGTCATAAACATACTTATAACCACTATCAAGAACAGCATAAGAAGAAGAACTAATCTGTGAGTAATAGTTCAGAATGTTAGTTGTAGCAGTTGTAGAGTTGGAAACATTAACAACATTGCTTCTATGTGGAGAAATAACTGCTTGACAGTCTTTTCTACCTTCAGCAATGGAGATAAGAAGATTTGCCTTTGCTTGAGTTGAAAGTTGATCATTAAATGATGATCCCATCAACAGGAAGTCAACAGCAATTTCATCTTTGTTTTCAAAGAGTTTGTAACCAGTCAATACATCACCAAGTGTTGGTGCCATTCCACCACTTGCACTATAATCAGCGCCACCACCAAGAGTGTAAGTTACATTGCCAAGGACATTAAAAGTAACTCCTTGTGCATCAAGACCCCAAGCACCAGCACCAGTGGTAACTTTAGTATATCCTGATGAGAATCCACTTGCCTGAGCATTAAGACCTCTTACAACATCAAAGGTTGAACCAGGATTAGCACCAGCAAAAATGTATGAAGAGTTGTTTGCAAGATAATGCTTATAGTAGTTTTTGATTGGAGCATTTCCATCCTCTTCACTATCAAGTGCCTTAGAAAGGAAGAAGTTTGTCTCTAGGAGGTTTCCTTGTACACCAGTTACTGTTCCAAAATCATCAACAACTGCAACGTGAATTGCATCATTCTTTCCACTTCTTGTGGCAGCATAGTTATTAGTTACAGGTCTTGGAGCAAGATTCTTCCAGAAGATAGTAGAATTTGTCAGACCAAGTGTCTGTTGATCATACCAGTCAACAGCAGTTGCTGCAGCAATGGTTTTAACATTAGCACCTGTAGTTGCCTCTACAAATGTCAGTGTATCAGCAGCTTCAATTGATCTGCCAGGATTACCTACCTGATAAGTAATAGGATACTCAGTTCCTGAATCAGTTGCCATTCCAGAAACTCTGGAGAGAATTCTAACATCAATACTACTCTTCATATTAGAAGTAGTATCAGTGGTAACACCAGTGATAATACCTTTTAGGTAACCAGTGAAGGTAGTAGTTGTTCCAGCACCAGGTGTATTTACTGAAGACAGTTGTACTGTAACACCAAATCCAACAGTTGCACCAGCACCAACAGGACTTGTGGTTGTAATACCAATTGTTTGGTCTGCAAAGTTATCAATTGTACAGACCTTAAGGTTTGTATTTATTTCACCTGCTTCTCTTGCTGCATAGAACCAATCAGATGCAGTAGAATAATTTTCTTCATAATCATCATAGTTTTTGATTTTTACGCTTGTTGAAGCAATGGATACACCAGCATTTGCATTCTTCAAATTTGTACCATCTATTCTAGCTACCTGGAGAGTGCCACCGTATGAAAGGAATTCAGATGCAACCATCCAATCCTCATAGTGCTTATCGTTGTTTTGGGGCTTACCAAAAACATTAACAAGCTGACTCTGACTAGTAATCAGAATTGTTTCTTCAATTGGACCACTTTTAAATGGTGCAGCAATAGCACCAACATTATCAAGAACATTATCAGCTCTACCAACTGTAAGGTCAATCTCCCTGACCAATACACCTGGAGATAATTGAGGAGTTGCCATTTAATAATCTCCTTAAGTTCTCAGATTAACTAAAAATATTTATTATTTTCAGGGGTTTCATTGGGGAAACAAGAA